CGTTCATTGCCGGCATCGCCGCAGCCGGATTCGGCTTGTGCTGTGCCTGCACCTGGGCCAATGCCTGTTCGGCGGTCGAGCCGGCCGGGCCGGTTACCTCGTAGGTCTTGCCGTCAGGGGACGTGATGCGGAAGGTCGGCATTACTTGCCCTTGACTTCCGTCACCGTCCAGCCGCTTTCCGCCTTGCCGGCTGCGGGCCTGGAGCGATCCAAAATGCCCTGAACCTGCTTGGCGCCAGGCCCGGCCTGCACCAGCATGCCTTCCTCTGCCACTTGGCGGGCGTGCGCCTTCTGCGCCCGGACATCTTTGCCATCACCAGCCTTCGGGAACCACTTGGCGATATCCTTCGCCATCTCATCTACGCTGATCGCGGCGCCAGATTCTTTGCGCAAGTTGGCGGTAACCCAGTTCTCTTGCGCTTGCCGGTACTGCTGCCCCTCCGAAGAGGCGAGCCAGTTCGTCCACTCGCTTCCCGCCGCCTTCGTGCGGAGGTCGGAGCTCGAAACCCCCTTCTTCTCCAGCGCCTCAATCTCGACGCTGGCGTCTTTCATGCGGGCGGCGAAATTGGTGGCGTTGCCCTGCGCTTCAGTCAACTTCGTAGCACCCATGCCCTTCGGCTGGAAGCCTTCTACCGGCTTGATGTTGCCCTGCTTGTCCTGCTGAACTAGCATGGGGCCATCCGGCCCGGTAACCTCGAAAGGCTTGGTCATCGCCGCACTGTTGGACTCACGCGAACGCGCGTCGGTCATGTCCTGTCCGCGCATCGTCACAGCTTGACCCGCCTTCGCGGTGGCCGCCGTCACGTCCTGCCCGCGAAGAGTGGCAGCAACGGTGGCCGCGTGGTTTGCGCGCGTCGTCTCATCCGTCTGCATGTGCTCCGCTTCCATCGCATGCCCGGCGGCCCATTGCTTGATCTGCTCGGGCGTCTGAAACTGGCGAATCTTGAGCAGTTCGTCAGTGGGGTCGGTTCCATATTTGGCGGCGATCTGCAAAACCGCGGCCCTTGCAGAGTCCGGTGTCGGGTTGACCCATACCTGATTGGCGGCCGCCTTGTAATCGTCGCGCAGGTTCTTGGAATCAATCCCTGCCGTCTCTGATTTCAATTTGCCGGTTTGCGCACCGACATGCGCGGCATCGACGTTTGCCTTTTGCAAGGCCAGCGCAGCCTTGTAGTTCCCGCCCGACTGGAGCAACTGAAGCAGCTTGTTCTGATCCCCGCCGCTGGCGATGGATGCCGCCCGCGCAGCTTGATCGTCCGCCATTGCCATCTGGCCCTGTTGGAGCTTGAGCCGCTCGCCAGCCAGCGCGAACTTGTCTGCATCGGCCTTATCCATGCCTGCGGCATAGTCCATGACCGACCTGGGAGGCTGCAGGTATTGCTGAAAAATATTAGGCGATGCCAATTTAGCCACCCCCGTAGTAGAAGTCGCCATAGCCGCCATCACCACCCGGGTCATACGTGCCGCTCACGCCCGGCACGGTGCCGCCGCTTCCTCGTGCCCAGCGCGAGCCGATGGCACCAAGCTGATTCACGGCGTTACCCCAGATGTTCCCGCGCGCCAGTCCCGCCGCTGCGGTCGAGTCTCCCTGACGTTCGAGCAAACCGGAGATTGCGTTGCTCGATTGCCCACCAGCAGCGGCGCTGCTGCCCGTCGCCGTCTGTCCGATGCCGGCCAGCGCTGCAAGGCGGTTCAGCCGGTCCTGCCGGCGCTGATAGGCTGCGTTGTAGCCCGAGGTCGCATAGTCGGTCGCAAAGCCGCTGGCACGCTTGAGCGACGCCCCCGAAATGCGTCCGCCCGCTGCCGCTGCTTTGCGGTCGATCGCTTGCTGACCTTGCTGCAAGCCGAACTGATAGCCCGGGTCGCTCATCACGTCGGCAGCAGTCGGGCCCTTGTTGATGTCCGACTCGAGCGAACCGAGTGCGCGCACGCCTGTTTCGCGATAGGGCGCGAAGTCGCCGCGCGTCAAGTCGAACTGCCGGCGCTGCTCGGCAATGCCTGCCGCGCTCGATGCGGCCTGCGAGTCCGCGGCATTGCCTACCGCATCCGCTTGCATGGATGCGCCGAGAAGACCGGCCCCCGCGGCCACCAGCGTTTCAATGCCCATATGGTCTGTCCTTGGTATACCCGCTGCCGTCTTGCTCGAACCCGAGGCGCTCGACGAACTTGCGCCCCGCCTCGGTAGTCGCCGAGGTGCGCGCGAAGCCGTGACGATGAATCACGCTGTTCAGGATGCGCATTTGTGGCCGCCCGAACCATTTCCCGTGCGCCCAGGGCAAAACGCACGCATGCACATCGCAGCCGCTCACGATCATCGCCCCTGCCGTTTCGCCGGCAATGACGATGGGGTGCACTTCCATCGCACCCACCGCGGTGCGAAAATCATCCAGCGACATCGCGCCAAGACGATTTTTGGCCGCTTGATAGGAGGCTTCTACCGCGTCCATTTTCAGATTGTCGTCAGGTAGCCCGATACCAGCGGCGTCACGGCGGTTGCAGAGTCGGCCAGCATCTGCACTTTCCAGCCAGCAAGCAGGTGCTGGCCTACCAGCGACGAAACGATCGTCGGCGCTGCTCCTGCGGCAGGGATCGTGATCGTTGTGATGATCTGATTCGTAGCCGCAGCCGAGCCTGTTGGGATGACATTCACCGTCACCGTCCTGGCTGTTGCCGTGGTGTTGTTCAGCGTACAGGCCGAAATCGTCGCCACGCTGTTCGCCGGCACGGTATAGCTGGCATCGGTGAGCGATGTGGTGAGTTGCAAGTTGCTGAGGAGGTTGATCGGGATGCGTGAAGCCATGAGGTCTACCTCGGGAGAAACGTGATAGTGGGCGCGCCGATGTACGTCAAGCGCAATGCGTCTTGCGCATCCATTTCGAACATGCCTCCGGTCAGTGCGCCAACGACAAGAAAGACGCCGGCCCTGCCATACTCGACGAGCGAGACGGTGCCGGCAGACACAAATATGGCGCCGCGCGCCGCCGCCACATAGACGAATGGCGAGCCGCTCGGCGTGACGGCGAATGACGCCTGCGCGGATGCGCTCGCCACTACCGGCTGCATCGTGAGTTCGCTGCTTAGGATGTCTGCCATATGCACTCCTGCATTGATTGGCAACATGCCGGCTGCATGATGTCAGGCGCTGGCGATTGCTCAGCAATGGACTGCATGATGATGAAAGACCCGGCGTCCACATCCGTCGTGCTCAGGCCATTGATGCCGCCCGCGCGCTGGGTCAGCACGGATAAATATCGATCCCATTCGATATCGATGATGCCAGGCAGTGGCTTGGGTTGGCCGGGCACGTTCACCCAAATGATCGGGATGCGAGCTTGGGGCTTGGTAAGGATGCTCATGCTGGCGTCGCGTCGATTGCCGCGCTGTGGATTGCAAACGGCGCGTCGTCGGTCTGCCATGTCCGCCAGACGCGATCCACTGCGGACCCGAGGTCGTTCCAACGCACGGGTTGCATGCGCCGGCCGGTGGCGCCGAGCGAGCGCAGCAGGGGCGGCCCGAACAGTGAGCCCCCATCGTTGCTCACCTCGAGCGCGATTTGCCCACCGCTGCCGGTCGCGCATGCGAGCTGCAGGCAGTGATAGCTCGTCTTTTCCATGTCGTCGGCCAGGAAGTGCGGCCAGGTCCGCTCACGCTTGAGCACACGGCCAGACAGGTTGTTCACCGTCGCATCGAGTCGCATGACAAAACCGCTGGCATCCAGGGCATAGTGCGCACCCTCGAACGCGGTCACAAAGCGCGATCGCAGAGGCTGCCAGCCGGCGGACCACTCGCCGCGCTCATGCCATTGCTGCTCCGCTGCGTCATAGACCCATGTTGTCTCGAGGCCCGGGGCGTTGATGCCGACAAATTCATGCCCATCGATCTGATATGTCCACATCGTGGCCGCACTCAGATTGACGCCAGAGCCGCGCAAGGCTTGCTCCACCGGCTGCGTGCTCACGCGCTGGGGCTGATTGCCGGCGAGCATGTAGACGACCCCCGCGCCGCGTTCGGTCTGGCCGATCCAGAACACCGTGTCGGCCGCGTTGATGTGTGCATGCTTGCCCACAATGCCGACATCCAGCGTGTACGACTGATAGCGCACAAGCGGAAACAGCGCGGCCCCACTGTCGATCCAGAATTCCCCTGATTGCGAGCCGAAGAAGATCGCCTGCCTGTGGCTCACTGTGTGAGCCAGTATGTTGTCGGGCGACGAGTCGGCGCTGCTGAAGTCGAGTGCGTCAAGCGCGCTGGCATCGTCGATCTGCGACAGGTAGAACTGGTCTGTTTCTGGGTCCACGAAGATCATGTA